CGCAGGTTTATTCTACTGCCCATACGTTCCTTTACAAATGGTTCGTGCAGTTGATACAAACAACTTCCAACCAAAAATTGGCTTCAAGACACGTTATGGTCTAGTTGCTAATCCATTTGCAGAAGGTACAACTCAAGGTAATGGCGCATTAAATGTGTTGTCTAACAACTATTACCGAGCATTTAAAATATCAAATTTAATGTGAGTTAGATTCACCTCAACATTAAAAATATGTTTTATTTTAAGGGAGAATTTAGGTTCTCCCTTTTTTTTGTTTGATATTACATAAAGTTAATAAATTATAAATAAAGATATGGACAATTTAATTAAACACACACATCATATTATACCCAAACATATTGGTGGTACGGACGATGATTCTAACCTTATAGAACTTACCATAGAAGAACACGCTAATGCACATCGCTTATTATACGAACAATATGGCCGGATGGAAGATAAATTAGCTTGGATGGGATTATCTGGTCAAATAGGTAAAGATGAAATATTAAGACAAATTGCTATGGCACAAAAAGGTAAAAAGAAACCAGAAGGTTTTGGTGAAAAGATTAGTGCATTTAGAAAAGCATTTAAATATTCTGAAGAATCTAAACTAAAAATGAGCCTTGCTAAAAGAGGAAAAAAACTATCTGAAAAACACCGAATGAAATTGGTGATTGCTCAAACTGGAAAAAAACAACCAGAATCTCAAAAAATAAAAGTTGCTGAAGCTTTATCAAAAAAATATGAGTTAATTGGTCCTAACGGTCAAACATTCATCATTAAAAATTTAAACAAATTTTGTAGAGAAAACAACCTAGACCAAGGAAATATGTCAAGAAATCATGTCCGTGGATGGACATGCAAAAAAATAGCATAAATAAACCATTATGACAGCAACCAATCGTAACCCAACAAACCCTAATTTTCTACAACCAAATAAGTTTCAACTTAACTTTGGTCGTTCACCCAATGTTAGGTATTTTTGTCAATCATTAAGTGTGCCTGGTATTTCTTTATCTGAAATTCCACAAACCAACCCATTCGTTGATGTGTATATTCCCGGTGAAAAAGCCATATATGATTTATTGAATATCACCTTTGTCGTTGACGAAGAATTAAAATCGTGGCTTGAAATACATGATTGGATCCGTGCTATGACTTTCCCTAAAGAATTTGCTGAGTATAGAAATCTCGGTAAATTAAACAAATATGCAACAAACATTCCAATAGCCAAACCACAATATTCTGATGCAACTGTTACTTTGCTTTCATCATCAAATACACCATACTATAACATTAAGTTTTTTGATGTATTTCCTACCACCCTTTCTACCTTTGTAATGAGTGCAACAGATTCTCCAGATACTATAATTACAGCTGATGCTACATTTCGGTATAGTTACTTTGATGTAGAGAAATTATTCTAAAAAACGCTTGACAATTTAATGGAAGTGATGTATCCTTTGAATAGGAGGATTTCAACTATATGAAACAACTTGAAGATTTATTAGAAATGTGGCGCAAGGATTCTGACATTGATAGAACAGAACCAGGCAAAGCATTATTAGATATACCCAAATTGCATAGCAAGTATTTAAATATACTATCACATCATCGCCTATTGGCCAAAGAATCTGAATTTAAGGCCAGTAAGATGAGGCGATTAAAGTGGGAATATTATACAGGTAAACTTGACGAGGACCAACTTACTCAACATGGTTGGCAACCTTTCCCCTATGTTTTAAAATCAGAAATCACAACTTACCTAGAATCAGATGAAGACATCAATGCTCGTCTAGCTGCAAAAGCTATGCACGAAGAAATCGTAGATGTGTGTTCGGCTATACTCAAAGAATTAAACTCTCGCACATATCAACTCCGTGACTTCATATCCTGGGAAAGATTTATACAAGGTGTCTGATTTAATTCTCCATAAGAAGAATGAAGTATTCATTCAGTTTGAGTGTGAAAAAGGTATAGCTCAAGAGTTATCATCTTACTTTACATTCTTTGTTCCAGGTTACCAATTTGTTCCCGCTTATAAAAGTAGGCTCTGGGATGGAAAGATAAGGCTGGCGGACTTACGCAACTTTACCATATATCATGGTCTGGTTCCTTATATTCAAAAGTTTTGTGAAGAAAGAAATTATAAACTTGAGATAGATTCAGATGTCATATCTACCGAAGTATTATCTGTGGTAGAAGCTGAAGACTTTATTAAGACATTAAATCTTCCACACGAAGTTCGTGATTATCAATTAAAATCTTTTATTCATGCTATTCGTAATAAGAGAATTCTTTTATTATCTCCAACAGCTTCAGGTAAATCACTTATACTTTATGTCATTGTTCGTTACTTACAAGCATCAGGCTTAAAAAAAGGATTATTAATAGTTCCAACCACATCATTGGTTGAACAGATGTTTTCTGATTTTAAATCCTATGGTTATGATTCTGATACATACTGTCATCGCCAATATTCTGGTAAAGATAAACACACCAACAATTTTCTAACCATCACCACATGGCAATCCATTTACAAGAATTCAGGTGAATACTTTGAACAGTTTGATTTTGTTTTGGGCGATGAAGCTCACCAATTCAAAGCTAAATCACTTACTACTATACTTACAGGTTGCTCAAATTCTAAATATAGAATAGGTACAACAGGAACTTTAGACGGAACTCAAACTCATCGTTTGGTACTAGAGGGTTTATTTGGTCCAGTTTATAAGGCAACCTCAACATCTGAATTAATTGAGAAAGGTCAATTAGCAGATTTTAAAATTAAATGTCTGATTCTTAAGCATCCTGAACCTATATGTAAGATGGCTCGTGATTGGGATTATAATCAAGAGATTGATTACATAGTTTCAAATACAGCTCGTAACGATTTCATTCGCAATCTAGCATTGTCGCTAGAAGGCAATTCACTTATTTTATTTCAATTTGTTGAAAAACATGGTAAAGACCTTTATGCTAATATCAAACTTCATGCCAAAAATAGGCATGTATTCTTTGTATTTGGCGGAACTGATGTTGAGGTTCGCGAATCGGTCCGTTCAATTACTGAAAAAGAAAAAGACGCAATCATTGTAGCATCATACGGCACCTTTTCAACAGGCGTCAACATTCGTAACCTACATAATATTATATTCGCATCACCAAGCAAATCTCGTATTCGTAATCTTCAATCTATTGGCCGTGGTTTAAGAATTGGTGACGATAAAGAAGCTGCGGTTTTATTTGACATCGCTGATGATTTTCGTATAGGCAAATTTACAAACTATACAATTAAACATTTCATTGAACGTGTTAAAATATATGATGATGAAAAATTTAACTATAAATACTATAACATAGAATTAAAACATGACAGCACTTCCACAACACAGAGTTAAAATTATCAGATTACAAAACGGAGAAGACCTTATTTCCGATTGTATTATGGATGATGGCGAAGAATGGATTCAATTGAACGATCCTATGTCATTGATTGTCAAACGATCCATTAAAGGAACGGTAATGATGATGGTACCATGGTTGCCACTTGAAGTAGTTTCTGATAATATAGCTACCATATCTTTTCACGATGTATTAACATTTGCTGAACCAAAAGAAGATTTAGTCGAATACTATATTAATATGGTTGAACAAGCTAAAATATCGGTAGCTAAAAATGACGATGTGTTAAAGGTACTGAAAGATGAATTGTTAGAATATCGTGATGAGGTTCTTGAAGATATACTTCCTGAAGAACAAGAAAAGATTAGAAGTTATTTAGAAAACTCATCTAATGATAGGAAAAAGAAATTACATTAATGTTAGAATATACACCTGATAATTTAAAATTAGTAAGTAAAATTATATTAAATAATTTAACGCCTGACCTTTTACCTAAAAAATGGGTAGAAAGAAATGCTTCTAATCCAATGTTTGGCCATTGTCATAATGCTTCAGGTTGTTTACAAAAGATATTTGGTACTAAAGTTATTAAACTATATCGTGCTATAGATGATGAGGGTATCTATCATTGGTGGGCAGTAGATAATAAAGATATCGTTATAGATATTACTGCTGACCAATATTATTCAACAGATAGACTTCCTCCAATATATGAGAGTGGAAAGAAATCAGGTTTACTAGGATTTGATTATCGTAAAAGAGTTCAAAGGCTAACGGATAAGGTATTAAAGCAATTACAATCAACGGGAACACCGCTAGACTAACAGAAGTCAAGCGCTTTATGAGGCAATTAAGGATAAATTATGAGTGAAAAGAAACCAAAACATTATGTAAATAACGCCGACTTCTTGAAGGCTCTAATAGAGTATAAAGAAAAGTGTGATGAGGCAAATAAGAACGATAAGGAAGAGCCAAACATTCCAAATTATGTGGGTGAATGCTTTCTAAAAATTGCAGAGCATCTATCTCGTAAACCAAATT